GAAAAAACCCTACCTTTCAAAGCTTTTGCCATTTTATCAATTGCTTCCTGTGGTAATCTTTTTCCTTTCTTAGCTAATGAAATTTTATCTTTAACTTTCTGGGTACGTGGAACTCCTTTGTTCCAAGGAGTTTTTCCTAAATTAGATGTAGAAATTCTAGATTTTGTTTCCTCAGAAATAACTTTACCTATTTGCCATTCAGACATTAGTTTTTTAGTTTCTTCAGAATGCTTCCCTCCTTTTCCAGGAATTCTAATATTAAGAAGCTCTACTAAACAATCTTTATAAAATTCCCAATAAGTAATTTCATATCTATCTAAAACTTCTTGAGAAACATCTTTAGGTAATTCACAAATGATATCAAAAGTATGATTGTCTATACCATATTTCATTATAGAATTATAAAGTTTTCTTTGTCTTATACCAAAAGTTTTGTGGTATTGATCAAATCTTCTTTTAAAATCCCAAGTCTGACCTATATAAACTTTACCGTTAGGATTTGTTATCTTGTATATCCCTATCATTTTAATAAATCTTGTATTATTAATAATCTTAGATAAGCAGATAAACTTAATCCTAACGACTTAGCTTTAATGTTAAGTTTTTCTTTAATTTCTTTCTGTATTCTAATTAAAATAGTTTCTTGATTATTCATTTGTATATGTTTTGTTTATACAAATGTAATACAAATAATTAAACCTACCAAATTTATTTTTTAAGATTTTGAAGAAAACTATCAATTATATAGGGATACATTGATCTTATTTCTCTTGGTACACGTTGAAAAAACCATTTGATCTCTATATTATACTCATTACCATGTGGATCTACACCCTGTGGATGTATGAGCCAGAATTGATGAATCTCTCCATTATAATCAACAGCCCCTTCATACCAGATTTCTGTAAATGATGGTATTTTGTTAATAGATATTTGCAATTTGTCATTTTCCATTCTTTCTCTTTAAGTTTTTAAATGTTGTGCATAATTAAGACTTTTTACTGGGCAAATTTTAATTTTTAAAGTTTACCTCTCCAATTTTGATTACCAATTCTTAAAGTACCTAACTTTTTACTTATTTGTTCTCTTGTAGGTCTTTCAAAATATTCATTCTCAAAATAAAATTGAGCAGTAGATTGTTTATTCCTAATAGCACTAGCTTGAGAACCATATTTAAGATTAAAATATACACATGCTTCTTTTAAATTACCAAATCTTAAACCTGAATCAAAATGAACACAACATTTAGCATTTCCATTATTACTGCCTTTTGATTTTTTACTAATTTTTAATAGTTGTTCCAAAGAATGTGTATATCCATTTACACCATCGCCACCATTTGTTAAATTAACTAATGTACCGAGTTTTAAATCACGTCTACCATAATGTTTTATAAAATTGATTTCTTTTTGACATGCTTCATCCCATGTAACATTATCATATATAATGTCTACTTTATATTCAGACTTATTTACAATATATTTCCAAAAACTATTTCTTCTTTTTTTAGAAAAAGCTCTTGTGTATTTTCCATTGGTATCTTTTCCTATACCAACATAAAATATTTCATTTTTATCAAGTCTTGTATGAATATAAAGATAAGCCATTATTTAAATCTTTGTTCTTTTTCCTTTTTAGTTTTTATATTGTGGCACTGAGTACAAAGAATTTGAAGACCATCTACTTCTACAAATAAACGATCTATAAATCCAGGTAAATCAGTTGAACAATTTAAACTACCAGCAGGAATTTTGTGATCAATGTTAATATTTTTTTCAGCAAACCAATTTTTACAATAGTTACATTGGTACTCAAATTTTTGACGTTTGTTTGGTCCTTTATAAGTTCTTTTACCATTAGTTTTACATTGGCTTATTGGTTTCCAAAAACGAGATTTATTACGTAAGGCACTTCGTATGAATGACCAAAATTGGCTCTCAGTGAATGTACCATTATTCCTGGTCTTAGGAGAGGCATTTGCTCTAGGTTTTCTAACTGTTTTCTTTCTCATAAAAATAAAGGGAAATGTCACAAAAGTAATCTGTTTTTGTGACACTTCCCAATTTATTATTTGATTATATTAATCCTGTTAGAAATAGAATCCTTCATTTCTTCCAAAGAAGCTACGATGTTATCTATAATAGAGATGTTCATAGATGGAATGTTGAACTGATGCTTAGATGCTTCCACTACAAAACCTTCTTTAGCTTTCTCAGCAAGATTTTGCAATTCGCGAATTACAAAAGCTTCATCTAACTTAAGAGTGTCAAAATCTAAATCATGAAGAATAGTTGTAGATTCTTCTGTAGATACAGTCATAATAGGAAGATATTCATAACACCTACCTTTCTGCTCACCAATACCTACCACCTTCATTGGATTGATAAGAACAAGAACAGACTGGTCACCACATCCTACATAATTAATATGATCACTTGTAAAATGCAATCCTGCATGAGCACAATCAGCTGTAGACCAATTACACTCTTCTGGAGGCATACTAACCACTTGTCCTACACGAATATCAAATGTACGTGTGTGAGCATCTGTAAACCTATTCTCATGTCTGTTAGGAAGATCGAGATAGAGTTCTGTTAAGTTACCAATCTTCTCACCATTTTCTTGATAGATTCTTTCTGTAACTATACCAGTTCCATCACATTGGTCACACACTCCATCTTCTTCTTCATTTTCATCATAAGCATATCCAGAACCATCACAATCAACACATACAACTTCTTCTTCATTATAAAGATCATCCTCATGTACCAATTTGTATACACCATTCTCTAAAAATACAGTGTACTTATCAGGACTTTTCTTCCATACAGCTTTCACCTTGTTATAAGCATTACTTACAAACTGGACAAGCTCTGTACCACCATGAAGTGTTACAACATTCCTAAGAGCAGCAAAGAATCCCTGTTTAGTGATTCTAAAAGAATTCTTATTCAAGAACTCATATAAATCATTAGCCACTTCTGCTCTTGGATTGAGGCAACACCACATAAAGAACCTTTTAAGAGCTTGATATTCTTCATCTACTGTCACTTCATTAAATGGATCCATGTTATAAGCATCCACTATTTCAATAAACTTCTCAACTAGAAGTTGAGGCATAGTTCTGTCTGTACCACGAAGCTTTACAGAATGACCTTCTATTTCAAAATCATCTAGTCCTTCTAGTGTTCTAATTCCTTGCTGAAGAGCATTAAGACGAGCTATTTCTGCCTCTTGCTTTCTTCTTTCATCTTTAACGCCTGAATCAGAACAAAGATCAAATAACAAAGATTCTGAGGATGCGCCAAAAGCTGTCCAATAATCACTCTCTGTAGCATTTGGCTTAGTGAGAATGCTTCCATCATTAAGCACAATTGTCAATACATCATTTACTAACTTAATACTTAGATAGGGCTTTTCAATACTAATGCCCAACTCTTTCTTTAAAATCTCATTCTTAAGCTTTTGCTCTTCAATAACGAGATTCTCTAACTCTGACTGTCTCTTAAACCAAGATAACGAAAAAATACTCATATGCGTGTGTTTTAAAAATTAAGGAGAAGGACCATTAGATCCCTCTCCTGATAAATTAAGCTAATTCTTCAATTTGTGACTCTTCAACTGGCGTTATAACTTCTTCATTAAGTCTGATGTTATAATGTTTCCAATCGATTCTATGCTTGTAATACTTGAACAAATCACGAAGAGCACTTACCATTCTTGGATCTGTTCTATAATTAGGCATAGCTTCAGCTAAAGGTTCAATGAAAGTGAGCTTTTCAAACAAAGTATTCACCTCTTTATAAATAACATACATTTCTGTATCAAAGAGATCTTTTGCTTGAGCCACTTCAAGTATAGATTCATAAATCTCATTACTACCATCCAAATGATAGGATCTTCTGTATTTATTAAGCTTTTCCATTTTCTCAGAAAGATCTGTAGAAATGTTTGCTATTACAGATTCACGCTTATCAAATGAAAATCTAGTTTTTTGCATCAATTTATAAATCAAATAAGCTGTTGCTGCTCTTTTGAACACTTTGTGTTCTCCTTTCATGAATTCTTCCATTGTTATCCAGTTATGTAAATCTATGTCTTTAAGGTTTTTAAGCTCTCTTTCAGAAAATGCAATCATCCTTACATTGTTACCATTGAACAATTTATACAGTTTATTGATTTGTTCTGTATGTTCTTGTCCTCCATAGATAGTTAGATTGTGATTTCTGTGAGCATTTTCCATTTGAATAGTGGTTGGGACCATTTTACAATTTCTACCATCCACATGTCTCTCAAGTGGTTCTGCCATTTTACCTGTAACTTCTCCCTGTAACTTCTTTCT